AACTAATGTATGTTATCAAGGAGATTGTTTAGAAGTAATGAAAGATATACCTGATAAAAGTGTGGATTTGGTGTTGACTGACCCACCTTATGGTACGACTGCTTGTAAGTGGGATAGTGTTATTGACCTGCAACTAATGTGGGAACAGTTGAAACGGATTATTAAACCTAATGGTGCTATTGTAATGACTGCATCTCAGCCTTTCACAACAACCCTTATTTCAAGCAATATGAAGATGTTTAAGTATTGTTGGGTTTGGGATAAACATATCCCGCGAGGATTCCAAGTTGCTAAGTATCGGCCAATGAACAGGCACGAAGATGTATGCGTCTTTGGTAATGGTAAGATTAAATACAATCCTCAGATGATTGAAAGAGATAAGCCTGTTACAGTAAAAAACTATTCTAAAAAGCAAAAAGTGTCTAGTAATGACATAGGTAAGTATAATGATGAATCAAAGTCATTCACTTATACACATCGTAACCCCGATACAATCATCGAAGGGTGTTGGGAGGCAAATGCTGGCAAGGTTCACCCAACACAAAAACCAGTAGCCCTAATGGAATACCTTATCAATACCTACACAAACGAAGGAGATTTAGTTTTAGATAACTGTATGGGTTCTGGCACAACAGGCGTAGCTTGTAAAAACTTAAACCGTAACTTCATAGGTATTGAACTTGACCCAGAGTATTTCAAAATTGCAGGGAAGCGAATAAATGAAAATCTATAAAATCACAGACCAGAAATTCCATTTAACCAAATAACAAGGAGATGAAAATGGAAAAGACATTAATAATAACAGTTTTATGTATTACATTTTTCTTTTCTTTTTTAGTATTTGAATATCAAAATACGCAAAGAAAATTAGTTGAAAATGGATATTGCAAAACAACACTTATTGGAACAAGCCAACCAGAATGGACTAAATGTAAGTAAGACCACCTAACCAAATAAAGGAGATGAGTTTTGAAGAATTTACTTAAACAGGATCGCGACATAATGGCGCATATAATGACACACAAGAATCGCTTTAAGGGCAAGTCAATGATCGAAAACGATATTGTAGAATATAACTGTTCTTATGGATTAAAGACAAACAAGAAGAAACGCGCTTATAAATTCCCGAACGGAGCTAAATAATGTATAAAATACCGGAATATCAGCATTGTTTGGATTGGGCGCATTGTGAGAATATAATTGACGCGCAGAAGAAATTGTCTGAAATAACGCAGATTTTAAATATTTTAATCGGAATATCATCGAAATCCGAAAAAGAGCTTCTTTTTTCAATGGCAGAGTTTGGATCAAATATCGCAGAGAAGCTTTCATTCACAAATAAACTTATTAAACTTGCAATTTTAAATGAAAGGAGTGCGGAGATAAAAGAATTAATTTCAGTTTATTACGATAGCGAATCAGCAAGAAAACAATTAACTCTAAAACGTGAAGCTATTATTGAGGATTTAATGGCTTTAAAACGTATTGAAGATGTAAGGGGGAGGTGTGGATAATGGATAATACTCAAGAAATTAGTTTAGATGGTTGTTATACGCTTATGGGAGAAATAATTAATCGTGCTGTTTTAGATTATCGCTGTTTGCTTAGAAAAATTAAATCTGGAAAAAAACTAAATACTCGTGATCAGAATCTTTTTAATGAAGCTAAAGGATATTTGTTTAATCCGAATAATCTTGAGGCATATATCAAAAAATTTAGCTTGCCTTGCAATATCGATACTATTAGATTGCACGCAAAGGATTTAAGCGTTAGAGAAAGAAATATTTAATTAACATATTGACAAACAATAAACTAAGGATTAGTATTAAGTCATAAGGAGATTGAAAAATGACAAAACGCAAAGATCCAAAAGATTTTGTTAAAAGGGGGCGTCCTACAAAATATCATCCTGGATTATGCAAGGATTTAGTTGATTTCTTTAACCGTCCGCTGTATATCGAGAGGAAGATAACGCAAGTCGTGGATGGTAAAAAGAAAATATCTACAGAACAAGTCCCTAATAAAACTCCTTTTCTCATTGATTGGGTTATGAAACATGATCTTTGTGTTGATACTCCATCGGACTGGGCTAAAAAATATCCTGATTTTTTCCGAGCCTATAATATAGCTAAACAACTTCAAGAAAGGTTTTTAGTTGAGCTTGGTATTAAAGGCGATCATAATGGGTTTATGACGTTTCAGACTTTAAAAAATGTCTCCGGTTGGCGCGATACAACTAAAGTTGAACATTCCGGCGAAGTAAAATTTAATAGATTGCCTCCGATCACTGTTGGAGGTAAGGAAGTTAAAATATGACGGTCGATGCGCTTCCTATTGGGTTGCCTCCTATTTTAAATATCCCCCCTAAGTTATATCCATTAATAACTGAATTTGATAAATATAAATATTTCGTGATTGAGGGCGGGCGCGGTTCTGCTAAGTCTCAATCTGTTTGCCGGCTGCTTTTATGTTTAGCTGATAGGCAAAGGTTAAGAATAGTCTGCGGACGCGAAACTCAAAACACGATTGAGGAATCTGTTTACACAATTCTAAAAGATATTATATTTGAGAATGATTTATATTTTGAAGTACAGAAGTCAAGGATATTCCAACGTGAGACTGAAGCTGATTTTCTGTTTAAAGGATTTAGGGAGCAAGGACTTATTTCGATTAAAGGGTTGGAAGGAACAGATATTCTTTATATTGACGAAGCGCAATCAATAACAAAACCGACGCTTGATGTAATTATCCCGACGATACGAAAAAATCAGTCAAAGATTATATTCACGATGAATAGGTTTTTAAGAAACGACGCTGTATTTGAAACTCTTGTTGGCCGTAAAGATTGTTTGCATATAAGAATAAATTACGATGATAATCCGCATTGCCCGCATACGCTGAAAGTCGAAGCTGAAGAATGCCGAGTGAGAAGCGAAAAAGACTATAAACATATTTGGATGGGCGAGCCTTTAGATAAAGACGAAGATTATTTATTCAATTTCGCTAAATTAGATAAAGCGCAGAATATAGCGTTTTATGGCGATGCGTTTGAAGGTCAATCTGTTATGTCGGTTGACTTAGCCGGAGGTGGCGGGGATCAATGTGTTGCGTCATTATTAAAACGTAAGACTGCTACGCAGTGGGAATTAGCTGAACAACGTAGTTGGAGCGATGCCGATACTGATGCGTCAATCGGGCGAGTAGTTGCATTTAATAGTCTATGGCTTCCAACGTGTGCTATTGTAGATAAAGGTGGGTTAGGACTTCCAATGTTTTGTACTTTATCAAAGAGTATTCCGACATTGATTGGATTTGATGGCGCAGGATCAAGCAACTTAGCTAATGCTGTCAATCAAAGAGCTGACGGATATTTAACATTAAAAGAATTTATTGATAGTGAATGGCTTCAGATTAAAGGCAAAGAAGTTATCCGGCAATTAGAATCAATAAAAATTAAGCGCAGAGCTAACGGACAAATTCTTATAATTGAAAAGAAATTAATTAAAGATGAATGTGGCCGCAGTCCGGATGATGCCGATAGTTTGATGATGGGAGTGTACGCAATAAGATATTTCTTAGGTAAAATTCCTAACAACAATCAATCATCGCAAAACGTCAGGAGGGTAAATATTCGTGGAGACAGAAAATAAAAAAACATGGTTAGATAAAAGTTATGATTGGTTTTGTTTTTTAACTGGAACGTATGTAGGGTTTGCAATTTGCAAATTAATGTATGGCTTATAAAAAGACTATTTATTTATGTTTCCGACGGGTAGAAGCCTTTAGATGGTGGCAGATTTTTACTGGAAAAAAGAGGCAACATATTTTTATTATTTTTAGTTGTAATAAAAACAATTCTGTTATAATAAATGTAGTGGAGGGAGGGATTGCTCTTTATCATCACAATGAGTCAGCGCGTAAGGTTGCGAATACGGCAAAGAAAAATGGTAGCGACGTGATAAAGTGTATTTCTCGAGGGGAAGGATTTGATAGGCAGAAATTAAAGATAATGCGTACTTGCGTAAGTATTGCAAAAGATATTTTAGGGATTAGATGTTGGTGGATTCAAACGCCAGAACAATTATATTTGTATTTAAAGAATAAGGAGGGAATGAAATGAGTGGATTATTTGGAGGTGGAAAAAGTCCGTCAGTTAATTATGATACCGAGCCAGTTAAGGCAGAAAAGAAAAAAGCTAAAGCTAACAGGTCGGCATTGTTTGCAACTGAAGGCGGGATTG